AGCATAGTAATCAGTTCTTGGTAAAATTCGGCTACCACCTTTTGCCGTAAACAAAAAGGGTTTCCAAGTTTCCTTAAATTCAGTACCATCTAATAAGAAGGCACCAATTTGAACAGGAAGCAAACAAGATTTTAATTGTGGATTCCCTAAGGAATTATTATCAGACATATGCATGCCTTCACCATCAACAGCAACCAAGTCTGTATTAAGAGTATTCTTAATAACATCCTCACCTACCAAGATGAAATCTGGGTAGTTATGACCGATGTAATTAAGATTTACGTAATCACCGACATACTTAGTAGAAGCTTCTAAATAAGTACGGGTTTTCGATAAAGAGTACGCAGCGTCATTAACATGATGCCACATAGATTTCCTTGATATTCAGCAGTGAATTTATCGACACGCAGAGATGGGATACCCCATATCGCATCATGCGTAAATTCAACTAACATATTAGGATAAGTAGCTACGAGCATTTCAGCAAGTTGAGGATTCTGTACGAATTTCATCACCATGCCATAAAACAATTTAGGCACAAGCCTTTGGTATTGTTTAACTTTGCAAGTACAGCTACCACCCAATTTCTTTATCTTGTACGGATTGTTACACATCATAATCTCACGATATGTAGCCATTCGTTTACAAGCCAAAGCTCTATGGGCTTGAAAATACTGTTCTACAGAATTGTATACAGTACCGTTATCATCTACGAATCTACAAATATATAGATTCGAAAGAAATGATGCAGAACCGTGGAAAAACAGATGAGTGTCTGTATATTCACGAGAGTATGACCATTCTGTGTATGGTTGGATGAATTGAGTATCACGCTTGATACCTCCTTCTACCCAATCTACCAGTTTGTCGTTTATGCTCTCTAATTGTACACCATTAAGCGTAATCTCAGGGGGCACAGAACGGTCACTATCATCAAACGTCTTGAAGAATGACCCATTTATAACGGATCTTACATCAACACGATTAAAGTATGGCCAAAATTTCATGCCAACAATAGGTATTAGACAGAAACAATAGTGTCTAAACCGAGAGATAGCAACATTGATACGATTAGGCGATTGAGCGAAATTGGATGTACCAGTTACGCAAACAATGCCAATATCAAAAGTACCACCTTGTGTAGAATCCACAGTCGCAACTATAACATCTACATCAGATAGCAATTCTTTTACAATGGAAAGAGTTCCATTATACATACACAAAACAGCTATTGTAGCCGTGCTATTAATAGCACGTATAGTTCTAGCCATTTGCGCTGCTAAATTAGCTTCAGCAGGACAGTAAACAACTGTACCGTTAGTAATTTGATTATAATTAGTAACAATAGACAATAGATGCCTATTGCCTAAATAATGTATATGTGAAAAATCAACCCCATTTCGCAACCTACCTTCATAGAAGGTTGTTGAAATGTAATTGCCAATTTCAGAATGCATACGAAACTGCTCATCTAAGAACAATGATTTCCTATCAGAAAGCCAGTTAACAAGTGAACTGTTAACAGGTTCTACAGGAACAACACTTACTACAGGTAATTGCTTGTAATCACCTAGAAAGTAAACTTGTTGTACTCCACTTTTAATTAAAAATGGAAAAATATTTATCTCATTAGCCTGACAAGCTTCATCAATGATAGCTATATCAAACTTAGTAAGATTTACCGGTAAATTGCATTGCATCGTAGTGCCCACACACATAGCATCAATTTGAGACGTGTATGTAGGTACATAGGTAGCAACACGTGCTGAGTGCATTAGTGGTACATTACGGTAGACACCAAATTCCCCAGAACATCTATCATAGATAGATTCCAGTAAAACATTAACAGATGCATGTGAGGCTGTAGCTACTATAACACGCTTTCCAGCGGTCATAATAGATTTAGCCAGAACAGTAGCTGTTTTTGTTTTGCCTGTACCAGGAGGTCCTTGAATAATAGACCACACCTGTTTACAAGCAGTTTGCAACACTTCATATTGTCTATCATTCAAATCTTCTCGAAGTATAGTGATAGGCATAGTAGAAATTGCATAGGAATGGCCAGACATCAAAGAGTTAATAATAACATTTGACAAGCCACCTTTTAAAGTGATTAGTGCACTCTTAAGCGCAGAAGTCACAAGCTCAGGACGGAAATAATCTCCAACACGAAGTTGTACTTCATCTCCTATGAACTTAGGTTTATATCCGACAGGTGTAACATTTATAGTCATGTTACAACTACCGATATCTTTGTTTCCTCTATAGATAGTAAAGCTAATACCGCTTAAACTACCGAGTCGTTCTTTGAATTCAAAATTTACAACGCCATTAACCACCGAGGTAACAGCACTGCCTATACACACTGATTTAGCTGACAATTCCTGTTGGATAAGCCAGATCAAGAAGTTAGTATAGTAAACACGTGCAAAAGACATACATGTATAAAGTGTATGCCTAAACATGTTAGTAGTGATTTGATCATATACTTGCATATGAAACAAATCAGTAAGTTTATTTATGATATTATTATCATAAATACTCTTTTGTGGCATGATGGTACCAAGACTGACAATTTCAATATCATTGTCAACAACAGGTACACGTATCATATCATCAGAATGCCTGTCACAGTAGATACAAGACAAAGTCTCGCCCGCTACAACATACAATCTGCCGATATCATCTACATCACAACCACGAAGCATGCATTTAACTACTTTTACACCAGTTGCATAGATAGAATGTCGATTTGGTGCATCAGTACTATCTACATAATGCTTGTAAACGTGCTTAGGACAGAGAGTGATACTTATAGCACACTGTACACACGACATAGACCCTATAGCCCCACACACCTCACAATTCTGCTTTACTATAAAAGTAGCTTCAAGTGAAGTATGTCGAGCATCGGCTAAGGGTAAACCATATTTACCTTTCCTGAAATTAGATTGTACGTCATCAAAACCATAAAGTTCAGATATACGTTTAATTTCAGAGGAATCGCCATAAACAACGAAATCATCTTGTTTTAGGCGTGGTTTATACATAGCGGCAATACGCTCTATGTTTATCATCTTATTGAAAAAGTCAGTCTTATCAAATAAATCAAAGAATGCCTCAGTTCCAATAGGTATGTATGGCATAGCCATATCTAGATCACTATCGCAGATATCATACTCGATAGGGTGTCTTTTTAAGAAACCAATAATAGTTTCAGATAAATAACGTACAGTTACAGGTTGATCAGTTAGATATCTCAAAGGAT